GTCGACGTGCCTGTTTGCAAAGCTTCAGCTTTCGTGCCAACCCCTGAAAATTGACACAGAATTTTCGAGGACAAATCCATTTTATTCCCTCGTTAGAGTTTCGACGACGATAACGCTTTTCCACACAATCGAGCCGTCGTCAGTACGGTCCGGGTCCTCGTCGATGTCCCGATCCTGAACGTCTGCTCGAACGAATTCCCCGGTTATCAACGCGATGTCTGCTTTGGTCAGCTCTTCGAATTGCTTGACCAACCAGTCACGTTGGGTAAGGAGAGCCATTTGATCTGTATGCCAGAGCGTAAAAGCCCAGGCCATACGTTCGATAACTTTGCTCGACGACTCTCGTTCGCGGTTCGCTAACGGCATCTGCCGGAAGGTAAGGTATGGGAACGTATCTTCGCTGGCCGACCCGAACGCAACGCGATCGCTCCAGTTTTGGCCGAGCCCCTCAAGCCATTTCACCAATTTTTCGATGAGCTCTTTCATCAGGTCGGCCTACCTTTCTCAAGGATGGACTTGATTCCTCGACGAAATTCACGGATCGCCAGGGATAGCCAGGGTCGGGGCTTCATTTTGCGTGTGCCCATCTCCAAGTACTTCCCGTACTTCACGTTCGTGCCCACGCGGGCGGAAGGCTCCACCGGGTCGAATTCGCTTTGGACGTTCCGACGCAGATGGCCGAGGACTTTTTTCGGGTACTCGCCTGCAGCACTCGGCTCCATACCTCGCTTTTTTGTTCCTGTTCCCTTTGTCGGTTGCGACCGGCTCAACTGCTCCCGGATCCTGTTCTGCAACCAACGAGCTGCCATGTTGATTCTTCGACCGACATCCCTGTCGATCTTGGCTTTCACGGATGTGCCGTACCACTTGTACATCAGCGACCCTCCTGAACAAGTACTCGCCACACCTTGCCGACGCCAGCTTGATCTTCCGCTCCCGAGACGGCGATCAAGTATTTGTCGCCCCACTTTAATCGAGAGCCCTCGACGATGTTGGGCTCTTCGCCAAAATAGACCGCATGGGTCAAGACCACTTGCCGCTGAGCGTAAGCTTCCCGGAGCTCGCTGTTGGCTGGTTGAATCCAGCAAGCCACCTCCTGGGCAGAAGCAGTGTAGCCCGGGACGCGACCACCTGCCGCGGTGCGTGTGGTGCTTCGCGTCTCGATGTCGACCACATGCCCGGATCGGCGTATCAGGCTCTTGACACTCATGCCAGATGCTCCTTGTAGTGGGCGACTAGCCTTCGGATTGTGTTCGGCCACAGCCCGATGTCTTCCATGTCCGTCCTCGCTCGCTTGTACTGGTAGTCGCCGAACTTCTCGCTCTCCATGCCTGCGTCGTTCTCGCCTCGGGAAACGCTGTGCTGCACAAGCTGCACGACGGCTTCTTGCACGTCGGCTGGGATTTCCGCGAACCCGGCTGTGTACTGCACTTCGACGTTCTGGAACCCAGCCAGGAAGTAGTTGACCTGCCCGGATACCGTCGCTTTGAACCGGAGTTCCCCGGCAACTGCACGCGTGTAGAAGTCGTCGGAGTCGAACGTGTAGTCTGTGTCGGAAGCCTGGTCGGTGACAACGACAGCGGTCAGCTTCGTGAGCGGGTACTTCTTGAGGAAGAGGACGATCTCGTTGTTCCCGTCGTATTTCTCCGTGTACGCAGTTGATGTGAACGTCCGTCGCAGCCAAGCTTCGATTGCCGTCGACGCGGCTTCAATCAAAGACATAAGCCATGTCGCATCAATACCTGCGAGGTTGTCCGCTTGCTGGGCTCTTGCGACTGTCACGAGCATACTCATCGCCTGCTCTCCTTTTATTTCATCAGCATTCCAACTAGCGAACTCAGGCACACGATCAAGATCGCCACTTGGATAGTTAGCTGCTGTGAAGACCGCGTCTTAAGCACTTCGATCTCCGTTCGTAGACTCGGACGGCCATTGCCGTCGACCTCGTTTCGAATCCGTTCAATCGTTTTTCGTTCTGAACAGGGCTTGCAATCAGCACTCATCCATTCGTTCCTTCGTTCCCACCCGGGCAGGGTGGGGTGAGCGTTGTGGACCACTCACCCCACCACCGGAGCAGGGCATTCAGCCTGGCTAGTCGACGATCTCGGCGACCGTAGACGAATCGAAGCTTGCAAGCGGTCCCCATCGCTCATCGCCAGCGATAAGAACGAGACCGACAATACCGCCCGTGGTACTGCCCGTCACGCAATACCCAGCAATGAACGGTAGATCGACGTCGATCTCACTGCTGTGGACATTGATGATGATGACTTTGTTGTCACTGGTGGTTGCGTGCGCAGCGAGCTGCGTTGCGGACTTCATCACCTCGCCAGAGGTTCCGCTTGTGTCGCTACCTTTCCAGATCTGGACGTCAACGGTCTCCGCTGCCATGTCGCCGAGCACCGCGATCAACATACCGCGACGGAAATTCGGGGCGACCTTGGCGTACGCCGTGACCAGGGGTGTTGAGGTAGCAGTCCCCGCTTTAAACGCGATGACTCCAACCTGTTCGCTAAGAAGTCGGTTCATTTCTGAACTCCTTTGTTTTCCTTTCTTCGTTCAAATCCCGACTGCCGGAGCAGTCGCCTACGCAGCACCGAGCAACACGAACGGCGACAGCGTGTTCGAACCCTTGTACGGCGTGAGAGCCGACGGCCACCAGGGTTGTCCATCAACCCGGAAGGTAAACCGGAAAACGGACTCGTCGTAGTCGAACCGGAGGTGGATCGACATGGCCGACTTGATGCCGCCCTTGGACAGCATCGCATACTGATTCCACTGGCAGAGGCAGAGGTCACCAGTGGTACCCAGAGCCGGGTTCCATTCCGTGAGCATGACCGGACGACCCTTCAGGCGACCGTACGGAGCCTCACTGATCCCGCCCGGAGGCAGGTAGATCGGCCATCCGCCGACGTTCTCGGTCCCAGCGACGTTCTTCACGAAGCCGAACAGTGAATCCAGCTGCGGTTCGACTTCCTGGTTGGCGAGCCAGACGGCTCCCTGGCGATAGGACGCAGGCATCCGCGACCACATCGCACTGATGTCCGCGAACTTCACGGTCGTGGCGGTACCGCGTGTTACCGTGATGGAGCAGGCTGCGTTGATGATGCCGAGAGGCTTGGCGATTCCGTCGCCGTTGATCAACGCGTCGCCCAGCAAGAAAGCGATCTCCTTGCCTGCCATGCGAGTGAGGTACTGCTCCAGGGCCAGTCCGCTGTCTTCAAGCAGTTCGTCGGAAGCCGTGATGAAAACGCCGAGCTTTTCGAGCTTCAGCTTGATCTTGCTGAACTTCGGCTTGCTTCCAGTCAACTGCGCACCCTCGCCCAGCCAGTAGCCTCGGACGCCACCATGACGGGAGCCAGACGCACGGCTGTTCTCGACGAGCGAATTGAACTCCATCGAGTTCCCGCTGGTCGAGTACATGTCAGCCATGGCGACCAGGTTCACCTCGTCGAGTACCTTCTCGAAGATGGACGCGTTCAGCTCAGGCGGAACCAAGAAGCCTCCGTCTTCGCCGATGAGCTCGCCCATCCCGCTCGGAGCCTTTTGCCCCAGATCGTCCATGAGACCCTTGAGCCGGTCCGAAAGCTTCGCCTGGGCTCCGTTCGCACAGGCAGTCCGAACGTCGTGGAAGTACGGCGTCCAACCTTCGTCGTAACCGTAATTCTTAAGGTTCCGAGAAACCGGACCCAAGATCTCGACGCGAAGATTCCCGCTTTCCTTGCCGTCGGCGTCGGGCTTAAGCTCAGCGAAAGCCTCGGCAATGGCCTGCTTCGCGAGGCTCTTCAAAGCCTTCCGAAGCTCTTCTCGCTGTTCGGTCAGAATGTTGTCCTCAGGTACCTCAGTCTCTTCGAGGATACCCGCCTTGACGAGCGGACCTGCGTCCTCATCGTCCATCTGCACGACCTCACCCTTGGCGTGGTCGTCGTAGGCTTTCAGCAGCTTATACCACTTGTCCATTTCAGTTCTCCAGTTGAGGATTCGGATTCATAAATTGCCATGGCAATCTCCATCGTCTGTGACCCTGCGTTACCGCTCCAGGTCAAGCCGACTAACAGCTCCCGGCCTACAGCTTTCCTTGGCTGGTGAGTGTGATTTCCTCAGCCAACCCAGCGAAACTCGTTGAGCGAAGCGACCGTCGCTTCGCATTCTGTACTTCCTTGACCGTGCGGCAACGCCCACGAAGGCGAGGCAGCTCGACTTCTTTCTCGTCCGATTCATCCGTCTCATCCATAAACGCTTCGAATGTTGGAACC